TTCGTAGCTCTACAGTGAGTTTCATTTGACCTCATGTATTTCTATAATGAGTTCCGCGCAATGTATGATCTTTTGCAGATCAGTTAGACCGCCCTTCTTTTTCCAACGTGAGACGTACTTAACGATGTTACCCTCAAGCAATGACAGGCCGTTTTTCTCAGCATACTCTGCCGGTTGTATAGCCATATCCTTGTAGTGGTTACCGCCGGTTTGTTTCTCTAAGGCGTTTTTCATCAGTGTCATCAGTGTAATGCTCCAGTAAGTTCTTCAACTGCGCCTTCTTCATCAACAAAAATGTATTCAGTGTCATCAGGCCAGCTAAGAAGAAGTCCTTCCCATATTTTCTCCGCTTGCCGTAAGTCTTTTATGTCCTGCTTGAGTACGAACAATTCACTTTTAAGTCTTGCTTTGGTTAGTCTTTTCATAGCTCCGTTCTCCTTAAATTTAGTGCGTACATATTGTTGACTGCTCTACAAAATGTACGGCTAGCCATAGCGTGGCTTCTCCGGTGCAAACAAGGATGGAGGACTCACTACAAGTCAAACCTTTTTACACTGTGGGTGTTTGGACACGTATGATGCCAACCCACCGCCCACTGGGGTTTACCTAACAATTTCCATAATTCTTAGCATAACCACCTTCACAATCTAAAGGTAAATCTAAAGCCCATGTTGGTCGCACTCTCATGCAATTTTCAACAAACTTCATTGCTTCTTCCACTTCATTATCAGGGGCGATACAACCTATTGCATCATGCACCGTCATAACCACTTTGTACTTCTTAGATACACGTAACAGTTGTTCACCTATAACAATTCTTGCTAACGCCTGGCAAACATTCTCTATGACTTTACCACCGTAAATCCTGTTGTCTAATGTAGTTTTACCTTTTCTAGTTTCATAAACCATTTCAGGGTATGGTTCGTCTTCTGGTTGCAACTCTCTTAAGTTTGGATACTTAACACACAGGCCGTTAGGTAATTGAATACCTGCCTTGCCCAGAACTAAGAGCGCACCTTTGCGCCCAACAGGGGTTGATTGATCCAAGAGCATATTCTTTAATGCACTGTTAGCCTGCTTCCAGAGTTGAGGCACTTTCTCATAGGTTTCTCTATACACTTTGATAATACGGTTACACTCTTCTATCTCTAGCTCCACCCCAAAATTTTTAAGCTGCATTTGAAATTTATTGGCCCCCATGCCGTAACCACAACCAAGCACTGTTTGTTTACCAACAAAGCGTTCTTCCTTTGTTACCTCTTGTTCAGGTTTGTTATAGATAGCTGAAGCCATAATCTTATATACATCATCACCTCTGTCGAACGCCTTTACTAAGTCGTCGGCCTCTGCAAGCCAAGCTAAAGTTCTAGCTTCGATTTGAGACAAGTCACAATCTATAAACATGTACCCTTCAGGTGCGCACAAAGCGTATTTTAATTTTGAACCTCTGGGTAAGTTCTGCATGTTTATTTTATCTTCCCCACCCCAACGTCCTGTGTGGGCTGCGTAATAGCGTAATGGTATAGGCATCGGCCCTCTTGTTGCCATGTCTACAAAACGTTGTGTACGTGTTTCTTCAATTGTAGATTTAACTCCTAGCCTAGCAGCTACAAGCAGTCGCACATATTCGTTTTCATGCTCCAGAAGATCCCTGAATTGTTCATCTGTTTTAGCAAATGCGTAAGTTTCTTTGCCTGTGGCTACGCTTATTTTTTTAGGAGGGTTAACATTTAATTGTTTGAGTAACTCCGCAAATTTGTCATTACTGCGCAAGTCTTTTTCGTCGTGTACTATTTTTGCTAACAATTGCTTTTTTGTTTCGTGTATTTCTTTTAAATGGTCTTCCAGGACTGGCACGTCTAAAACTAACGCTGGTTCAGAAAACATGCGTATAGTTAAATCTATTAAATCTAATTCAAAAGGGGGGAAGTTTTTAATCAATTTTCGATAAAGTTTATAAGTAAGGTCTACGTCTTGTATACAATATTTACCATAACTGACCATCTCTAAACGTGAAAAGTCTAGTCTTTGTTTGCCTATAGCATCGTGTACTTCGTCTCCTTTTACACCTAACTTATAGAACTTACTTAATTCAGCTAAACTTCCACCAACTTCTATTGTGTGTATGGCCCTAGCCATAGAGAGAGTATCGACTATCTTTAGTGGGATTTTATTGAATAGCCAGTTAAGTATGGCAACATCAAATTTTGCGTTGTGTGCTACGACTGTACTGTTGGCCCAATCAAATTGATCTAAAAAAGCCTGAGTATTTTTTCTTGTGCCGCTAAACCAGACCGTCTCTTGATTGTCGCGTTTAACTGCAACACCTACGACTTCAAATTTTTTATGGCGTATGTATTCTTCAGTGGTAAGTTTGTTGAAACCAAACTTCTTCGTATAGTACGTTTCAAAATCTATTACTAATAAACTCACTGTGTGTCCCTTAAATGTATGTTAAGTTCTAGCAGTCCTAGAACTATCATCACGGATTACCGTGTAAGTACAGATTCAATTTCGTGAATATTGTTTTCGTTGATAACTAGAGAAAGTCCTCCTGCTTCTTTAATAGCAGCAAGCTCCCTTTGTTGCAGAGGCGTAGGTGTGTTCTTACCTGCCTTTACTTCTATACCAATAAACAAACCTTTATGACAACAAACAATGTCAGGTATACCACTACGTCCCATGCCGTAGGTAGCAGGGAAGAAATAGTAAACCCCATTGTCTTTTAGTATTTTTACTATTTTGTTTTTAACTTTTTTCTCAGGGGTAGTAGCCATCCCTGAATTATGATTTGAGGAGTTAACAATGTCAACTTAATTTTGGCAGGTACAAAAAAACCGCCCGAAGGCGGTTAATATTTTCCGTGAGAATCGACTAACAATTGTTAGTCGTTAGTTACCGATTTTTGTTTTTCTCTTTGTATGTACTCTTGCAAGGCTGTCCTAATAGCCCTGCTATAATTAGGATATTGTTTAAAGAAGTTAAGTGCTTCTCTGGGTATGCGCACGTTTACATGCACAAGGGGTGTGTGGTCACTCATTGTCTATAGCTCCTGTAATAAAGAAAAAGTTATCATTGTGTTTGTACCCTACGTCTTTTAGAAACGAAGAATTATTACCCATTTTGAGCATACCTATCTTTTCTAGTGTATCCTGTGGCAATGAACTTGTTAGATAAGCAGCTTTTTTCCCCCCTGTTGTGGGGTGTATAAACAGCCAATCATCATCTTCGTTGTACACGAAAGATCCGTTTCCGTTTTTTGTCTTGCATATCTGCTGCACCACATTTCGTTGTGTGTATGTTGAGAGAGCAATATCAATATCTGCTTCCTTTACACCTGCTTGCATAGCTATATCTTTGTGCTTATCAAAGTTATCCATTATGTATGGTAATAATGCGTCAACAAAAACAGGAACCTTACTACTGAATCGCTGGCTATGCTCAAGGTTAAGGTTTCGCATGTCCCTGGTAGCAAACTGCCGTAGTTTATCAGCCTCTTCTAAGAAGGTAGGTGTCCTTACATATTTATCATAAGCATTTACTAAACGCTTGGGGGACGAAGTAGATATATATAGTTTTTTGCCCTCTGGTGTCTTTGTAAATTGACTTCTTAGTTCAAGCTTTGAATGCTTTCTGTTGCAATTAATCCAACCAATAGCCACATTGTTTTCGTAAACAGTAAAAGTTTCCAGACGTAGCTGAATTCTTAATGAATCAGAACATATACCTCCTGAAGTTTGATGGCCACCCGTAGCGCAAATAATACGTTTATTTTTCGTGTTATGCTTAGTCTGCAGTAAATACAGCAGGGGGTAAGGTATAGTGTAGAAGTCATAAACTTCTTTACCTACCCAGCCGTCAGTGGACAAATGCACTGATCGCGGTTTTTGCTGATTAGAAGGCAAATCTAGCTCAAAGTTACTGTACTCATTGGGGTCTATCCTGTGCATGTCTAAACTCATCACTTGTTCTCCTGTTGTTTACCATTGAAATTGGTCAATCATATTATCCACTTGTTCTTTCATGTCTTTACGTACTTCTTTAGATTCCTTAATTACATCTAGGTCTGCACCTATAAGTAATTGTCTCAGCTGCCGGTTAGCTTTAGTTAGCTGTGGGTCATTAGTTACATTCATGTGCTGCAACAACTCAGACAAATCTAATGCATTAGAAATAAAAGTTTTGTGGAAACGTTTCTTACCTGACTCGCTGTCAGTACGTAGCTTGCTACTCATAGTGGTAAGTAGACTATGCAGTTCTTTCCAAGGTTTGTGCATAGCATCAGCTATTGCGCGTTGTACATGGTCATCACAAGTCTTCTGCATTTGATTCAATGTATCCGTAGTTACATCTACACAGAAATGTCCACTGCTAGGTACTTCAGTTACGAAGTGTTCCCATTTATATTTCCTAGCTACTTCACGCTCACTGGGATAGTCGTTTGGATTCCACATATCCCCCAACGCATACTTAGCTTGTTGTTGTAGATTAAGGTACTGGGGCATGAGGTTATTGACCATGCGCTCAAACTCTTTCTTGCGTAGGTCAAGCTCATCGGACCATGACATATACAAGCTAGTAGGCAACAGCCTCGCACCTGAATTTTCCCAAGGCATAGACGTTTGGGAATGCCACAAACGTATCCTCGCTGCATAGTCAGTTATTTGTTTGGTTATATCAGTACCAACCATTAGGTTTTTCATACACTTAGCAGCTTTTGGATCTGCTTTGTTTATGATATTGATACGTTCAGATTGGCTTTTATCTACTCGCTCTGTACCCCAAGTTGATATGTTTAGGTGCGCTAGTACTGCACAATTATTAATACTCATAGTGTTTCTCCATTAGTTAAAGTTAGTCTTCAGGTCGTCCCATAATTTTGCCCAATCCATACAATTCATCTGTAATAAACTGCATAGGTAGTACACCTAGCTCCGCAGGTGTAATAGAATAAACATGGTCGGTCTCTGTTTTATCCTTCCAGTTTCTCTTGTGTTCAAACACCTCCTTGCTATACCTGTGTATCAGTTGAATGATCTCTGACGCTTGTTCAGGTTCCATTATAAAGTTCTTGTTGCCCCACTCGAATAACACTTTCATTAGAAGTCCTCCACATTGATTGTTTTTCCAACTGGTGCTGTTATCTTCTTAGCGTTAGCTATCACCCATAGAACAGGGCAAGACCACTCGCTCCAGTTACTAATTTCCCCATCAGTCAGCATAATTACTGCATCAGGTTTTATTTTCTTACGCTTAATAAACTTACTTACACAGTCAGGGTCTGTACCCCCACCGCCTGTTACTCTCTTACATGCAGGGGCATTGATGAAAGTATCAGAATCAAACGTATCGTAGCTTTCCTCTGATACCTCCCCATCCCAATCCATTACATGTATTACCTCTATGTGTAAGGCTTTAACCAAGGCAACCATTTGCCCAGTGACCTTCTCCAATCGAGAGTCATGGAACATGGAATAGGAAGCATCACGAGCAAACACCAATTCACGTATGCTCTCCCCTCGCATTGATGGCATGATGATCCCTTGATGCAGCAACCTACGGTTGGGTCTTGCCCATGAGCTTTCTTGTTTCGCTGCACAAGTAGACTGCATAAATTCCTGCAATGCCTTTCGCCAGTCCACCTTGCTCTGACTCAGTTCCATCAACCCTAGTACATCTCCACCGGCCCCAGTCCCTGCATTGGCACGTTGAGCAGCCATATGGCCTTGCCGAATGTTTTGCTTTACTTCTTCGACATGCTTCTTGACTTCTTCAGGCGACATCTTTTTAGCTCCATCCCAATCATGGTCGTCGAAGCTAGTTGGACCAGAGCCTGTGTCATCACCGCCTGCGCTTTTACCTTCTGGTTTCTCGCCCCCTGCACCTTTTGACTCGCCGCCCGCGTCCTCTTTTTTGTCTTGTGCCTGCTGTACTAGATCTAAGACAATTTCAAGCACGGTTTTACCCTTGTATTTAATATCGAAACAGCCTACTTGTTTCCCATCTTTCATAGGCATAGCCACGTAATTTTCATTAGGGTCCGCTAGCTTAATTCGCAGGTTAATCCAATAGTCCATACCAACATTGACTATTTCATGCCCATACCTAGCTGTTAGTTTTTCATACACGATGAAATGCCTAGCTGCTTTGTGCATATTCTCATGCACTATAATGAAACCAACGGCAAGATCCTCGTTGTCGAAAGACCAAATGAACTCAGGGTTGTACCATTCATTCCGGCCATCACAAGCAGCTGTGGGTACGTCCGTAGACATCTTAGTTTCACCCATCATCATAATAGGAGCTAGTTGTACAAACGGACCCTTACGCATCAGTTGTATTTTCTTTCTTTTGAACTTCCTTAATAAATCCATAAGTCCCCCTACAGAACGTCTTGGTTTTTAGCACACCAAGAAGCGAAGGCAGCGTTAGAGAACGCAATCTCTGACTTAGTTTTGTGCTTCGCTAGTGTGGTGCAGAAGATAGATTGCCATTCGATGTCAATCAGATCGTCATCACGTCCTAGGTATTGCAGGATTGGAGTAAGGGTTTCGCGTGTAGTCAACTCCAACAAACCAAAACACAGAACCGCGAACGCGCCTGGTTCTTTAGGTATCACTGCTGTTAGCGGACTATCTATAATAGATCGTGGACTTGGTAAGCTGTCTTGATGTGCAATGTACCCCATCAAACTAGCACCTGCTGATACACCAATTGCACCTTCGACAGCAGCACGTAACGCTTGTTCACTAAGCTTACTTCGACTGTCAATAATTGAGCATACTCGCTCCAGTGTACGTGGCGAAACCACAGGTCCAACAGGTCTTGANGGATTGAATATCCATTCGTTGCCNTCTTGCCCATCGTCTGTGTATGAAGCTAGGCATTGGGGGTGTCTATCTACCCACGCACATCCAATACTGTTCAATTTGTTAGGCAGCGCATAGTTTTGCAGCCATTGTTCTGCCGTTGGTTTAGCTAGCTGAATAGGTACAACACGTTGCATAGTATGGGCCATCAACGAATCACCAACACCATCAGTTAGGTTGTTACCTGTCAGAAATATTAAGCTACCTTCAGGGACTGGCACGTCACCCAAACGTGGGTTGTCTATCTCAAACAGGGGGTGNATCATGTTTTTAACTGGCGTGGAACCCTTAGAGTATTCGTCAAGCATAAC